GCCACTGCCGCCGCCGCCACTGCCAGGATTCCCGCCATTACTTGCCGCAGAACCCCCATTACCGCTATACCCGCCTGCCCCACCACCACCGCCGCCAGCTAGGCTTGGGAAAGGGGGAGGTATAAATGCGTATGTCGCGCCGTCGCCACCGTTTCCACCGCCGTCACCTGTATACGTGCCTCCAATTCCTGCAGTACCAGATGCCCCATTTCCTCCCGCGCCCCCAAAAACAGTACCTGTGCTTATAAAAGAACTCGCCCCGGCTGCGCTACCAACAACTACGGTGTAAGAATTTCCAGGGATAACTGATATATTATTTTTCCACCCCAGTCCACCACCTCCGCCCCCAGCATAATCGGTGGAGGTGTTATAAAATCCTGACCCGCCGCCGCCAACACAAACTACGCAAACAGACGTAACGCCCGCAGGGGCAATCCATGAATATGATCCAGGCGTTGTATAAGCCTGTTGGCCTGTCGGCAAATTAGGGCCAACTAAAAATTGATTTTTGGCGGCAAACATTATGGGGTGTATCCTTGAGCATACGATCCATACCAATTAGTTCCGTCTGAAACAAAACTAAGGATATCCATTTTGCCAGCAGTTAACGTGATTGTTGGGGCACCTAAAGCACTCCACTTAACACCTGTAAATGTTGCAGATCCATTCCCCGTGCTAGTAGCTTGTTTAAGCAGCAGCACAAAGGATTTACCCGCCGTAGCGGTAGGCATCGTAAACGTACACGCCGTTGAGGCTGTAAGCGTGGCTGTTTGAATTGTTCCGTTTGTCAAGCTGATTGTGCTTGATGTGGTGACGGTGCCAATGGCAACTACGCCCTCGGTATAGTTATTTACCGAAGGATTGGTCAGCGTTTTGTTGGTTAGTGTTTCAGAGCCGGTCGGCGTTACATAATCCGTACCCGCTACCGCCGCTGTAAACGCCGATGCGCCGTTGCCTTTCAAAACCCCAGTCAGTGTGGTAGCACCAGTACCGCCGTTCCCAACGGAAAGCGTTCCTGACAAATCCGCCACAGGTATCGTTGCGGAAGCAGTAAAAGCGCTGGTTCCGGCACCTTTTACATACCCAGTCAATGTGGCCGCACCCGTACCACCTGAAGCCACCGGTAGGGCTGAGCCCAGCGTCAGAGAGCCAAAGTAGTTCTGCGCCACAACAACATCGGTTCCGTTGCATCGCAGCGTCATGGATGCCCCGTTGGGTACGGAGATTCCTGACCCGGCAGATGTCTTCACCGTCTGTGCATGACCCGTGCTGTTGGTTACAAAGTACAGCTTGCTGACCGCAGGGCAGATGACCTGATACGAAGCCCCCGGAGTTCCTCCAAGGACAAGGAACATGGCCCGCGCTTCGTCAGCCGCTCCGTTGTTATTTGACAGCGTGTAGTTCGCTGCCGTCATCGTGATGCTGGCCGTCCCAGCAACAGACGTATCAACCAGCGCGGTCAGGCCATTGTTGACCTGAGTGCCCCAGGTGCCTGAGTATTCCCCGGTGGCAGGCTGAACGAGCCGAAGGCTTGTGGTGTATGAGGCCATAATTTATTGCCAGTTGGGATTTTGCGTGTCGGTCACCAGCGCCCAGCCGGGGACTTGAGTCGTTGATGGCGGGAGCCACCCAGGTGTTTGAACTGTACCCGCTGCGGACCAGTTTGGCGTTTGCGCATCTTCTACAGCACCCCACTCCAGAATTGGTGGGCCGGGGGTCAGTCCCCAGACGTTTACGTATCCTAACAGCCCAACGGCTTGCACGCCAGTCAAAACTATGGTAACGCCGTTGTCAAAGGCGACCGTTGCCGGGTAGAAGCTCTGGCTGTTTTCGTATCGTTCTGGGTTTACCGAGTACGCGCTGGTGATTTCCGGCGCAAAAAAGACCTGCGTACTGTCGAATCTTGCAGGGGCCAGAATATACGCGTCACTGACCACCGGCGCAAAAAAGACCTGCTCGTTGTCGTACCTTGTCGGAGTTAGCGCCTTGCTTGTCGTAGCCGTGGGGCCAAAGAAACTCTGACTGTTGTCATAGCGACCCGGTTGGAGTGTTACCGTGCCCCGTGTTACGGAAGCAGTAAAAAATGTCTGCGCGTTGTCGTACCTGCTTGGCGCAAGTGTGGTGACTACAGAAATCGTTGGCCCGTAGAAACCCTGCGCGTTGTCGTAACGTGCAGGAGCGAGGGTTACCGCGCCCCGAGTTACTGTCGGTGCAAAGAAGCTCTGATTATTGTCGTAACGAGCAGGGGTGAGCGTTACCGTGCCGCGAACTACTGTCGGGCTGAAAAACTCATTGCCGTTTGCGAACAGCAGAGGCGAAAGGACCTGTGTCGCTCCGCCTTGAGAAATCGTTGCTGCAAAGAACGTATTAGTGTTCGTGTACAGCGCTGGGGCCAGCGTGACCGTACCACGCGTGACCGTTGGGTTATAAAATGTGTTGGTATTGGTGTAAAGACTTGGCGTCAGCGTTTGTGTCGCCGGACCACTGCTACTTTCAAACGCGTTGTTTTGAAACGCGGTGCCTTGAAAAGCGGCGGCCATGTCTTACCCCAAAGACGCCATGTACTCCAGATAGTCTGGATTTGAGGTAACTGCAACTACCTCCCAGCCGGGCAACACGGGGTCACCAGTAGGGATTAGTTGCAACTCACCCTGCGCGTTTTGTAGGACGTCCCAGGTCACAGGTCGCTCTCCAAATACATGCGGTTGAGGGACAGAATTTTGGCGGTCGTGCCGGTGACCGATTGGCACTGCGCCTGCATGAACAGGAACGTGGTGTTTACTGGCAGCGTGGTGTTCAACACCACATCGTCCACATAAACCGTGCCCGTCACAGCATCCACCAGCCGCGCCGTGATTGTTGACCCGTTGGGTGGCGCGAACAATAGAAAGTCGAGTATCTGGCCCGCTGTGACCGTGCAGCCTGTCGCGGTCTTGGTCAGAGTCGAGGCATTGCGCTCCACCAGTTGCCAAGTGCTGTCGGCGCTGTCCTTGGTAAGGCCGATGGTATTTGCCCAGGTCGATGCGTCTGCCGCCATCGTGGCATTGTTTGCCGACAGACCAACGAAAGCCCGCATATCGGAGGCGAGCGTCTCAATGCCAAACCGAGCAAAGAAGAAGAAGCCACCAAGGTTGGCCGCGTTGCCACGCCATGCAACGGCTAAGGTGGTCTGCGTACCCGACGCTCCCGTGGCCGTTGTCCCCGTGCCAAACTGCGCCCGACTGAGGCTGGTCATGGCGTTGGTGCTGGCCCGAGCAGGGGTGCTTTGCGCTGCGGCGGTGCCGTTGTTTCGAGCGGTGTAGGCGACACCGAATGCTGTCTGACTTGTGGTGTTGGCCGGTGCCCACATCACGATGCTGTTGCCGAAAAACGCGGGCTGTAGGGCTACGTCAATCCCGGCAGGGCCGATGATGTGGAACAGCGCCCGCCCAGCGCGGTTGCGCGCAAACGTCCTCAACCAACCCGACGCGGGCGCGGCGGGAATGCTGGCTTGATCCGGGAAGTCGACGTACTGGTCAACAACGTGCTCGGCGTTCCAGTTGCTTGGCTGTACCAGAGTCGCATCGCCACCATCCGCTTTGGCAGATGTAAACGTATGCTTGATGTTCGGCATGATTTACAGAGCGAAGATACCCGACGCATTCCACGTAATGCTGATGTCCCCGCCGTTTGGAGTGACTGGCAAGCCCGTTACTCCAGTATCAATATACGCAACGAGCGGCGAAGTTGCCGACGAACCAGTGTCAACATAGATGACAAGCGCCTCAACCGAGTTGCCAGTCACCGCGCTGAATGTCACATCGGCCCCGTCAAACACACCGTTGGTCACGGTCTTGGTCGCGCCAATCGTCCCAGCAGTGCCCACAACGCCGGTCAGGGAGGTCAGGAACTGATGCGCTGCGTTGTAGGTGTATGTACCTGTGTCAACCAGAGCAACCTTTACCGTGCCAGACAGCAGGTTGGTGTTCGTCGCTGCTCCAAGGATGGTTTCCTTGTACTTCGGATAAATTGCGTTTGCCATTTTTTACCTCTTATGCGATGCGAATCAATGCGTTGCTTGCATTTGCAATAGGCATCTGCACTGTAAACGTGCCACCTGCTACTACTTTGTCAGAACCAAAGTCCAGCACCGCAACACTTTTGTTGCCTTTACTGAAGTTGTAGATCAGCGCTCCACGAGCAGTTATCGTGGCCGATGTAAACGATATATTGTCAAACGTCACCCAAGCCGTCGTGGCAGAACTGGAGACCAACACGCCTGTCAATACCCCGCCGCCAGCCGCGTACGTACCGCTTGCGGGCACCTCACTGGAAGTTGTGTAAACCGTCGTGGCCGCACCAAGATCCGCAGTAGAAGCATACAGGGCAAGTTTGAACGTGTCCGTCCCAAACACATGCGTGCCTGTGAATAGCTCCGCCTTGAAGCTGGTGGTCTGCGTTTGAACAATAGCCATATCAGATCACCTGTGTCCTGATCTGTCCACTGCGGTAGGCATCTTGACGGTTCTTGCCGTCACCCAGGTTCTTCAGCAGCGTCAGGGATTGCACGTACTGCTTGTCCGTCTCGGCCACGATATCGGGATCTTGCTTCATGAACCGGGCAGCTTCGACCAATACCGCGTTGAACAGCACGCTGTCAAAATTGTCGCCAAGCCATGTGTTGGTGGCTGTGACAATGCTCTCCGGGTATCCAAAATAGTTCAGCTCCGTTACCAGCGCTGAGCTTGGCGTCGGACCAAGGATAAACGTCTGCTCCGTGGGGGTCACAGAGTTCGTCCCAAACAGCGCGTAATACTTGGGTACTCCGGTGGATGCAGGGCTTGGAAAAGACTCCCGAATAAAGTTCACATCTTTGTTCAGAAGGAACTCGTAACTGGAGCCGTTTACAACCGCAAGGCTGAACACTGACAAAAAGTCTGACGGGGCCGAGAGGTACTGGTTACCAATCGTCAAAGTGCCCATGACACTCTTACGAAGGATCGGCAACTGAACGGCGTTGTAGATGCGCTGCTCACTGAGCTTCGTCATTGTGGCGAAGTCAGTAGCCGAGAACGTGTTCTCAACGTAATCTTCTACGGCGGTTTTGAGAGCAGCGTAATCCACGGGTTACCTCACGCCATCGGGCCACGGGCCATGAAGCCACGGGTAGCCGCACCAGCGCCGCGCATCTTCACACCAGAGGTTTTGGCCGGGGGCGCAGACTCCTTGGAGGAGTTCCCAACCACCATGCACAGGTCACGCGGGTTCTCAGGTCCCTGCGGATAGCTGGACTTGGCAGGAGCAAGTTTCTTGGTCTTCATGGCTCACCCCGTTTTCTGGTTCATAGCGCGGGAAAGGTTCTTCCCGTACTTCAGTCGGTCCTCGGTAGTGGGACCACCCTTTTTGAAGGCTTTGCCGTGAGCTTCACTGGCGGGCTTCTTAGCGTGGGCTCGGAGAGCCGCCATCGCATCTTTCTTCATCATCGCTCCTTAGGTCACGGACACCGTGACTGTACCTACTAAACCCTGTGGTGCCAATGCATTTGGCGTCAAGGGCGCATCAAACCCGCTGGACCCGCCTACAGGGTTCCAGCCCCACTGAATAACTCTGCTGCCTTCGCCAATAGACCCGATGGCCGTTTGGCCTGAGGCGTACCAAGTATTTGTATCTGGACGCGGATCTCGGATGGCCTGGGGGTCGGAAATTTCATACATGCCCAACTGAAGTTGCGGATGGTCCGGTGTCCAGCACTGAGGGCATGCTTTGATCTGCGTCTGCTTGGTCTTGACCGTCAGGTTCTTCAGCTTCTTCAGGTCGAAACGAAACCCGCACAGGTCACAGAAACCAAATGCTTTGGCGCCGTTGGCAAAACGATTACTCATGAGATGAACATCTGCCTTGGGACCAGACGAATAGCCGCCTTCTCACGATCTTCCGTCGAGGCAAGATCCCAGGCTTCGTCGTACTGCTGTTTCAACACAGCCATGCGTTCCATCGCGCCCGGAATCTTCATGGACAGGTAGTAGGCAAGCCCGGCAACAAGAGCGTTCAAGAAACGGAACGGGATGTCCTGCGTGTACGTGCCACCGGCACCAGCATCCTGAATTCTGCGCAAACGCCAGTAGACCAGCGTGTAGGTCTGCGAATTGTCGGGTGTGGGCCAGACGGTGAACTGCGGCGCAGCGGCTTGCCTGTTGATCCAGATCTGGATCGGCCTTGCCTGCTGCAGCTTGTTCGGGATGGACGAGTAAGTAGAAACGCTGATGCGCGTGATGGTCAGGTCGGTCTGTGTTGAAGCAGAACCGGAGCCCGTGCGAATCACATGCTCAAGCAGATCCACCGTGTCAGCGGGCAGTGTGTAGGTGTTGGTGCCGGGGGTCAGGACTTGTGAGCCTTGCTCAATAGTCCACATGTTCACGCCACGGTTCGACCAGTCTGCAAAAAGCAGGTTCAAAGAACGCCGCGCCGTACGCAGATCGTAGCCCGTGCGGAGTTCTGCACCACAGCGCTCAAACGCTTCTTCGACCGCTTCATTGAGGTCAAGATTGAATGTAGTGGTGCCTGAGGTTGCCATCTTACTTTGCCGTCAGTTTGGACTGCTTAAACGCTTTGGCAGTAGGAGCGCCGGGAGCGCCCGGCTTGCGCATCTTTTCGCCTGATCCAGCGGCAATGCGTTTACGCTTGGCGTTGATGTTGGCGTAGAGGCCGATTGGCCCGCCTTCAGCGTACTCGGTGAAGTCCGTGTTGTCACGACGGGCATGGCGCGATCCACCTTGCAGAAAGTCCGTATTGTCCCGGCGTTTCTTGAGTTCTGGGCGGATTGCCCCCATGCCACGGCTCGGTCGCAATTACACCACCTTGCACTTTCTCAGGCCACGCTGCTCACAGCCACTACCACGCACTTTGCCGCCAGATGCAAAGTTTCTGCTGATCATTTCTTCATCTTTGCCTATGGTGTTGCGACTACGCGGAGCGCCGGTACTTCCAGTGCGCACTGAGGATTTCCCTTCTGCGCTCTCCGCACGCTCCTTTGCGGCACGTTTTGCCTGAATGTCTCTACGCCCCACTGCTCCACGCATCGTGGACTCGGCTGCTTCCATCTCAGCCTTTGGGCCAAATTTGCGCCCCGTCTCGGAAGTTGTGCGGGCTGCTGTTGACCCTCCAGTTACCGGAGCACTTTCTGCGCCTTCGCGGATCGCTCTAGCAATCTGAGCCCTCTTTGCCGCATCACTGGCTTTGTATGCTTTATATCCCACACCAAGACCAATCATGGAAAGAGGGCCGATAGCCGTCAAGGCTTTTTTGGCCGTATCGCTCATACCTTCACGCGCACGGGATGCTGGAGTTGGTTCTTCAACTTCGGTCTCTCGCCCACCGCCCGGTATAACTGCTCGACTACCTTGACTTGAAATGCTGTAGTCAGCCGATGCAGGGGCACCTGTGCCCGCCCGCCCAGAGCCCATCGCTGCAGGCTTAGACGTAGGCTTAGAAGTAGGCCTAACAGTAGGCTTAAAGGCAGATTTGTTCCGCGTAATAGGCTCTTCGGAATACAGATCACCTGTTTCCAAGTTCCTTCGGAACTTTGACGCTGCCCCCGTCTCGTCCACAATTTCTTCGCTGTCGCGGCGTGCTTTTGGCCCTGGAGTTGTGTCCAGATTCTCGCCTTTGTTGTACTCCTCCAGCGGATCGATATCGCCACCTTGGGTAAATTTCCGATACTTGCGCATATCACATCACCCGCCCTTTGGTGTGCCCCTTACGGACGCACCCGTCACCCCGAGTCACAGAACCACCTCCGGCCATTTTCTTGACAGGGGGCTTGGTAGGCTGTGGTGGAGGGTAATCC